ATTTATCACTATTTACATCTTGATTGGCAATTTCAGATATCGTATGTAATTCAAAATTTTGAGTTGTAAAAAATTTTTTATTTCCAATTGCATTGGCAAGAACAGACCATATATGTTCCATATTCAATATCGTAATAATTGCATCAATATTTATACCGTTTTCTCTTTTTTTTGCAGAAGGTTGTGGTGCCACCGAAGAAGAACCCATGCAAGAAGTCACACTTTTAACTAACGATGCTGCTGATTTTGCTATTCGTCCCGTTATACTTTGTATGGGTGATGGTATAGCTATATCATATGCCACATTTTCAATTGGGTATTGTTTAGGACTTTTAAATGTTTGTGATAATAACGCTCCAGAATATAAATCTACAAATAAATATTTATTACCAACTAACGATGTAGGTATACTAGCATTTTTTGTACTTTTACTTGATTCTGGAACAGAAAATGTAGTAGGAAAATGTTGAACCATTTGTCTTGCAATATTCATTTGAATAGAAATACCAGATTTATTGCCAGTAAGAAGAAGTTTACGCATCATAAGTTTATAATCAACATTATCATCTTTTTCATGATATTCCCAATTAGGTATGTGTACAATAAATTTTATCTGTTTTCCTGCTACACTAGAAGGTTCTATTGAATTATCCAATAAAACAAAATAAACAGATACATTTGTATTTTCGGGTAAACCATATGGTTTATAAATAACATTACGTTTTGATTTTGAAAGTATACCTTTATAAGTTCTCATAAAATGTTTTGCCTTCTCTACAATTTGTTCATCTAAGGATGACAGATGTTTACCCCCACCGCCGCCTCCATCTTCACCGCTATAAACATCATGTACTGGTATCTTATCCCATGTATATCCATCTAATAAAGTATAATTTTCCAATATTTCATCTGTAAATATTATACTACATTTTTGTGACAAAAAATCAACAAATTCAATTATATGTTTGAATAATTTTATATCATCTATATTTGCACCTATTATATCATCTATATTTGCACCATCTGTAGTAATATTTTTTTCATTATATTTTGTTATATATTTGTTATTTATTTCTTCTAAAAATTGCAAAGCAAATTGTTCCAAAAATGCAGAGTGAAAATCATCTAGTTCCGTTCTAACGTTACTTAATCCTCTTCCTTTACTAGAAGCAAAATCATCTATATCAGATAATTTTTTCAATGCAATGTCTGCCTGCGCATCTAACAGAGTCTTTAAATCTCCATCTTGAGTTAAAACTTCTAATATTTGTTGGTTGCGGGGATTTTCTATATCAAGATCATCTTTTTTAATTTGATATGGATATAATTCAATACTAACTACAAGAGGTGATTTTAATTCTTGTAATTGTCTTTCAATAGTAGCATTACTAATTTTTCTTGTTTCTGTTATTTTACCTAATGTTTTAAGAGCAGTTACCGATTTACTCATTTTAGTAAGTAATTTACGTGTATCTTTCCCATCTGATAATGTTATAATTTCATCGTCTTCTTCATCTACTTCTTCATCTGAATCTTCTCTTTTAGGAGCTGCCGCTTTTGACATATTACATTATCCCAATATAATAAATTAAATTAATAATTCGTATTAAATACTTCACACTACCTATAGTATGACGTCGAAATACTTTCAACCATTATCCTTATCTAGATTCCGCCATCCTGCGCCACCTTCGGATACCAACGATGTTACTTATATTAGCCAATCTAATTTACATGATACGAAAGTATCACGTATTTATGCGAACCATCTGCACGATGTTGAATTTCCCGGTTATGTTCAATTTGAAGATACCATATCCAAAACTTTATACAATAAAGGTGAATTGTATAAAGTAATTTTCATTGAAGACGACCACTTTATTATTGAAGGTCACATTTCTAGTAAATTCAACCAACATCTTGTATGGAAAAATGCTAAAGTAGAACCTGTCGCAGAACAAGTAGAACCTAAAGAAGAATTGGTTGCTTATGCCCGTCCGGTTGTTGCTGAAAGATATACCAAGAAACAAATTCCTAAAGCCGTTAAATCCCATATTTGGGACCATTACATTGGCCGGCACATTAATGAACATCGTTGTTTATGCTGCAAGAAAGCATACATTCGAAATACAGATTTTGTGACTGGTCACGTGATATCAGAAGCGAATGGAGGGACACTGGAAATCAACAATTTGCGACCTATTTGTGCCGTATGCAACAATGGAATGGGTCACATGAACATGGTGGATTATGTAAAAAAATATGGCTATTATATTTAAAAAAAATAATAAATTTAACTGGTCATGTGCGGCTCTACAATAAGTCTTTGTCATTTCTGAGTTGTCACATAAAAGCCATATTAATAACGCTCATTATTTCAAATTGTTATCTTCATAATCGATATGAATAATATAGATTATGAAAACCGTTTATCAAAATTAGAACGTTGTTTCAATAAGAATAAAATAGAATTTGGTGAATTAGAACAACGATTACCCGTAATGTTTGAAAGAATAAATGAACAATTACGTACTAGACCTACCGAAAGATTTAGGGAAGTTGTTCATCCAGAATTTGAGAGAGATGCTGATAGACTATCATTTCAACTTAAACCACATATATTATGGGTAGAAATGTGTAGAAAAAACTATTCAGATATGTTTTCTGAACCGATGAATGATATTCCTGTTCATATTATTGGTCAATCCCTTGATGCAACATTTGATGGGCCCCATCAGAAAACACTCATGGAAATTATGTTTGAATTATATGAAAAAACTATTAAGGTATCGCAATTGTATAAATTGGCAGGAAATGTTAGTTTATCCGAAAAATATAGACAAGATGCAGAAAAAATATATACTGAGATACAACAAATTGAAGATAGTTTAGAACGAAAATGGGAAGAACTACAAACTAACCCTCAGGGCCGTCGCGTCCCTCCCGGCACTCTTTGGAGTCATGCATTCAAGGGTAGACATACACTTCCTACATCAGGGTAACTTGAAGGTGGTGCGGTATCTGCTTTACAAAAAGTCAAATGGTGGACGAAAAAATAAAACACGAAAAAAATAATACAGGAGAACACTTACCTTGGTTGATTTACGCCCGTTTCTCGAATCGCAGAGGCTGAATCGATGGGTCGAACGGTTCCACACCCCATGTGCTGCTCATCTTGTAGCCGACCCGAGCCACTGCATTTCGTAGTTGTGTTGGAGCTGGAGTTGGTGCCGGAGTTGAGCGCTCAACCCACTTGTAGATGACGAACTGGTTGCCCTGGTAGAACGTGTCGCCAATCATCGCTTTCAGACCTTCGTAGCGTGATTCGGTTCCTTTCGTAACTAGGAGATTAAATATATGAGCGTTCTCGCCGTTGACCCGTTCCATGCCGCGGTAGTCTACGCGAATACCCGGGAAGGCTTTAATAGCATCTTTGATAGCAAACATCTGACTTTCTTTTCCCTTGTCCTTGGAAGCGACGACGCGAGCGATACGAGTAATGTTGTTAGCCATGGTAGATTTGTGCATCTATTCTGGTGGAAGTTGAATTTCAATTTTTTTTTTATGAAGAATGTTCATGACTTTGTAGATATACTTTTCAAGATGGTAAATAGGGCGATAGTTGTTGGTGTAATACTGTAAGAAGTCGATGGTTGCATACACTACTTGTAAATGTTGCGCCTGAGTTAACTGTAGCATGGAAATGATTTTCCAAATACAATTTTCAACACCAATATCAAAAATTAAAATGGAGTAAAGTTCTTCGCGCAACTCCATGTATTGATGGGATGGGGTTTGAATCATATCCACTATTTTTTGGCATACTTGTTTTTGTATGTCTATTTCAGGAATGGAATGAATGACATTTTTAATGTTGTGAATCGTTTCAGGGATAGGTACTTTTAAACAAGCATGGTAATGTTGTTTGGAAGGTCGTGCAAATTTGACAATGTCGCATTTGGACAAAATGTTGTTGGGTAAAAAAGAAATGGACTCCATTAAAAATATGAATTTAATTTGAAGGGGTGAATGTAAATAACTATAAAAAATTTCAAGCAGTTCGTTGTTCACCAAATGAAAATTCTTACATACAATAAATCCAAATTTATCCGTATATTTGTTGCGTATGATATCAGATATTTGAATATAAATATCATTCCAAATGGTTTTGGAATTACATCCCAATAAATCAATATCAACTTCATAGTGAACATCGCTTATTTTCAAAATAAACACAGGTTCGGTAATGGTTTGAATTTTTTTCTCGAATTTCAACCGGTTTGCACTGTGGGGACGAACAATACGCAACATTTGTGTGTATTTTCCAACACCAGATGGTCCATATAAAATAAGATGCCGAGGGATGGAAGTAATATTTATATTAGGATGCAAATTCGCTTGGTCAGATATTGTTAGATAATCCTCGAATTTTTCCATATCTATGTAGTTGGATAATCTTTATTATAAAACTGTTTAAACTAATGTATCTATTATAGGTTATGGAATCTTTCATTCTATGGGGGTATAATTTATTTCAAATGTTTAAAAAGTGGTATTATACAAAGAAAACTATATCCTACTATATGATAACAGAACAAGGAAAACATATACCTATTTTTCATGAGTGGGATGAACCTATTTGGGGATTTTTGACCGTCTACAATACCAATTATAATTATAAATATAAATTCACGCGTAATTATGAAATAAATGCATTAACAGTACCTGATTATAAATGGATGGGGTTGCAAGTAAAAGTACATAATAAATATTACATGTTAGATGTAAATGAATTTTTAGTAACTCCCAATCTATTATTTACGAATCCAATGAAATTATGGTTGTGTCGTAAATTACAAGTAAACCCTACAACAGAGATGGACATCACGCTAGTAGATGAAAATGTAAATGTAATTAAAATAAACGATTCAATTGAATTAAATAAAAATAATTATTTAATCAACAAACTTAAACCGATGCAATGAATTCTTGTATATGAACATGAACCCTTTAAAAACTAAATGGGTGTTATGGGGACATTTACAACATGATACAAATTGGAACATGGATAGTTACACACAAATTTGTACCATAACCTATGTAGAAGAATTGGTAGAATTGTTGGATAAATTACCCGAAAAGATGTTGACTAATTATATGTTGTTCATGATGCGTGATGGTGTGAATCCTGTATGGGAAGATGAACAAAACAAACATGGCGGATGTTTTTCCTACAAAGTAGACAATAAGTATGTAAAAGATATATGGAATGAATTATGTTGTTACATTTTAGGAAACACCATATCCACCGATTCGGTCAATAATACAATTACAGGAGTGTCTATTTCTCCTAAAAAAAGTTTTTGTATTATTAAAATTTGGATGTCATCATGCAAATTTCAAGATGCGTCTATTATGAATATTAAACAATTAAAATTAAATAACTGTTTATTCAAAAAACATTAATCTTAGTATATATTATGAGAAACTATTCGCGTAAATTTAGGAGAAATTTTAGAGGGGGTGTTTGGCCATTTGATTCTGAAGAATCTACTGAACCAGGAATAGCTCAAAAAGCACAGGAAAAGGCAAAAGAGGCGTACAATAGTGTTACTTCCATGTTTTCAGGTTCTGAAGAAAAACCTACTGAACCTAGTTTAGTACAAAAAACAGAGGACAAGGCAACAGAAGCGTACAATAAAGTTACTTCTATGGTTTCGGGTTCTGATTCATCCCAAATGGGCGGTAGACGTAGCAATAGACGTAACAATAGACGTAGCAATAAACGTAGACAAAGCAAACGTAATAGAAGACGTTAAAAATCACTTAAGGAATAACCGGATTGTAAATACTTACTGATTCTGTCTGGATGCATTACAGTTGCCATTAATTCTTCTTTCAAAAGTGTCGTGCGTTGTACAGTACGACACTTTTTATAATTATAGGTAAAAATACATGGATTTTCACTTAGTTGATTGTAATAGAAATTGTTAGGGTATAGTAAAAATAATTCTTCCGCACATGGATTGGTAGACAGCATAACCCAATTAATCAAATGAGAGTTAGTTTTTAAATAGTCAATAGCTTTTGGATGAGGGTTACGACACAAATTAGACCAATAAATTTTATCTGGGTTTTTCAATACCATATCAATGGCAGAAGGATTTTGGGATAATCCATCCCATCTTATCTTTTCAGGGTATTTTAGTAAAAGGTCCATAGCAGCTGGGTTTGCAGATAAGTAGTACCAACAAATTCGGTTAGGATGGTTGGCTAACCATTCTAATGCTTTAGGATGGGTGTTGGATGATAACAAATCGATATTATTATTTTTTTCATATTCATGTAACTTTTCTAGAATAATATCGATTGCATTTGAATTACTCAATATAGAAAACCAGTATATATTTTTCATGTTTTGTTTTAACAAATGTATGGCTATAGATGACGTGTTCGAAGATAAATTTATCCAATTGATTTCTTTTTTTGGAATGATGTAGACAGCATCATCGTTATTGCACAATGACAATAAACGATAATCTAGTTTAGGTTGCGTGCTATCTAAATAATCCACTGCATTAGGGTTGAAGTATAATTTACCAGTATACAAATGGTTAGGATTTACCCATGATTTTAATTCCCACATTTTAGAAACTAGGAATGTAACCAACTAATTCAACTTTATTTAGCTAAATGTGTTCCTAATTTGGTGAGAGCTTCTTGGTAAATAAAATCATATTTTGAATCATCCCAATCCTCTGGAATAAAATTATGTTCTTTAAATTTTGAATAAATTTGCTCATATTTAAATGAAAATCCTCTTGTTTCTCTTTTGGTACAAATACAATCTAAACCAGAACCAACGTCTAAATAAATTCCTTTTGGATGAGATTTATGTAATTCAGCAATAAGCACTTTTGCACTTTGTCCACATGCAGTTAATACAATATGATTACCGTCTTCCCCTATTAATTGCCGAACTTGATTAAGAACAGTCTCAAATTGTGTGTCAAACCAACTATTTAAAGGAATAACGACTACCTCATCTAGATTTAATAAAATTTTAGATTTAATAAGTAAGTGATTGCAAATCATTATTTTTTTTAATTTGGATTCTTTTACAGCTTTATATATTTTTGATTTTTTTATAAAATCTCTGTCCGAGACTAATTCATGTGGGTCAAATAATAAACTATGATAAAATACCCAATTTACTTTTTTTAAGGCTAATTCTTCCCAATAATCAATAGTTTCTTTTGACCACCATTTTGCAATAAACGTATTTTCTTGATTTGTAATATAAGTAAATGAATTACGAAGTCCTTCACTTAATTTTTGTGTATAAGCATCATTATCGCAATTGGCGTCTCCTCTGTTTCTATTATGTGTATATCTAGTGGCACAATCATATTCACCATCTCCATATTTGCAGTATACGATTGGTTTATTATTCACAATACAATCCGTACACGTATCTATAAAATCCATAATATAAATAATATATATTATTTAACTATTTTACGAATAGAGCTGAATAATTTCAAATACGATGGAATAATCATTGTTAATTAAATCAATCACTTTACCGAATCTGTCGAGTAATCGAATATTCATTCGTTCTAAACGAACCGGTCCAAAATATTCACGTTTGTTGAATACATAAAATTCAGAAGAAACACCTATACTATTAACATTGTTTATATAATTAACAGAAGGAACACGCGCCATAATGTTGTTTCCTAGATAACTAGGTGCACCATTAGGTTTTCTTACTGTAGATATAACGGAATCTGTAGAATGATTACTGTGAAAATCATCTACGTCCACGAAAAAATAATTATTGAAAGATGTACAAAAGGTAGATTCTGCTATATAAGAATAATCATCTGTATATATGTCTTGTTTAAAACCTAATATCCATCCTAAGGATACACCATCGGTAGATGTACATGAACGATTTTTTCCTAAATTTGTAAAATCGATTGTGAATTTAATGTTTGATTCATCCGTCCAATAAAATTGTAATCTATTACTAGAATTATATAGTTTACATCGTAAATTTATACCTTGGTCAGTTAATTGGTAATTGATAATCTCGATTAAATTATTCGTTGAGTTTTGATTTACCACATAATATCCATCTGGTATTCCAATTACAACTGAAGTATTTTTATCAGGAATCGTAATTAAAAAATAATTATTTTGTAATTTTTCAGAAATGTTATACCATGAAGTAGGGACTTCTATCGTTTTAATTTTTAGAGAAACTACATTATTGATGGTTTCCGGAAATGTATATATAAAATCCGTAGAAGGTGATTTGGGGTCAAAATAATTACTTCTAAATAACGTATCAATACAAACTGTTTTGGTAACTAAACGTTTTTCAAGAGGATTGATTGTACCTTGGAAAAAAGTACTTGGATTACTGTAAACAAAAGGTGTGTTTTGTTTAGGTATTATATCTAATTGTTTCAACAATTCATCTTTGGCTGAATTTAAAAACAATAATATTTCATTTTGTATTTGTTGATCTGCATTAATTTGAATCAATCGTTCCAGTAATATTTGTTTTTGTTGTTCGAGTTCTAATATAGTAAATGAAGAAGAAAGACCAAATAATTTTTTCAAATCATCCATAGAATAATTATTCAAATTCAAATCAATGTCCATATAGTATAAATGTATATAAAACTATATTTTTATCGGCATAAAGATAAAGTTTTCAAACGTATATGGATATCATACGCCTATTAGGAGTAATCGTAGTAGAATACCCACGTTATTTATTATCATCCAACTATGATTCCTCTACATTTTGGAATAAATGCATTCACATCAATATATTATACACTAAAGTATTGCAAGCTATTGCTGTTCATTATATTTCAGATACATTTTATTATCATTTCAATGATATACCCTATACATCCGATGAAATTCCAGAAATAGAACATATTACACCTAACAATGTGATTGGGTCAGGTATGATATCCATTGTGATGGAAGGTACAGATGAAAACGGTAAACTATATATTGTAAAAGCAAAACGTAAAGGAATTGATGCTAAAATTAGGCAAGGGTTACAACAACTAAAAACGATAGTTTCATGGATACAATATTTACCTTTTCAATTTCCGATTGACTTTATATATACACAATTTGAAACTATGATAGTTGAACAATTATCGTTTGAAAATGAAATAAAACATCACCAACAATTTAAAACAAATAATGCATATAATACCAACATTGTTGTACCTGACATTATAGATGCCTATTGTACGCCAATGCAAATTGTCATGACTAAAATAGAAGGGTCACATTATTATTCTACTATTTCAACTGAATTGTCGAATACCTATGTACAATACATAACTGAAATGACAACTAAAAATATCATTATAGATGGTTTCATTCATTCTGATTTACATGCCGGAAATATGTTGTTTACGCCTGACCACAAAATTGGCATCATAGATTTTGGATTAATGATACGATTATCTGTAAAAGAAAGACAAAGTTTTTTTGATTTGTTGCAACATTTATCTACACAAGATTATGAAAAAGCAGTAGATGTTGTTATAACCCAATTGCTAGAACCACAACATGTTATAAAATCATTATCTTCTACACAATTACGCCAGTTAAAACAATCGTTTATCGATATATACATACGAATTTATTCTATACAAAAATCATTATCTGTAAAAGATATTTGTTCTATTATTTATATTGCTTATACTTATAATTTAACCGTTTCTACTGTATTTTATAAATTAATGTTTTTTATTGTTTCATGTCAATGTTTTATTCATAAATTATCACCTTTTTATTTTAATTCATTTATTGACAAATTACAAGATTTATTTACAGAAATGAATGAAGATGAAGAATAAACCTAACACTATACTATGTTGTATATTGCAAGCAAAGTAATTGCAGAATCTTTGTTAAGTTTATATCCAGTCTTTGTAAAACATATTGATTTGCCGATAGAAACTCAAATGTGGAGTCGTTTTTTTACCTATACAGTTATTTCTTTTTTCTTCATCGACAAAACCATACTAAAATTACTTCCATCCTTTTACGGTCTCATGTTGATGCTTGTCACCATGATTCATGTATATACATCGTATAAAGGGTTTTTATTATTAGAAAGTGGAGTTTCGTATGCATTATTTTATACCTATCCCATTTTTATTTATTTAGGCACATATTTTTCATTAACACCTTATTTTATTTTTCCAATATTAGGCACATGGTTGCTGTTTTATGATAATAAAGCCATTAATACTTTGGGCGTGTTCATGATTTTATTAGCAGCAATCACGGAAGCTATGATTTATTTTATCGTACGTAAATTAAAAACGTCCAATCCATGGAATCACGTATTCATCTCCTACGTATTAGGTTCAGTGCTGTTTACTAAATTTGCAACTAGTGCCACCAACGTTTCCTGGTCGTTAGTCATAAATGCCATTATTGGATTAGCCGGTTATTTGTTGCGGTTCTTTTCCATGGCGCATTTATCTCCTGTTTTATATTCTTTCTTATCTTATGTTGGTATTGTCATGGCATTTGTCTATGGAGTTATTTTTAACGGTGAATCCATTACAATCACCAAAATAATAGGTACTTTACTCATTTTAATTCCATCTATTCAACAAATTATAAAAAAAACAGAGTAGGCAAACATAGAATATTTAATCCCAGAAATAAACGATAGAGAGCATGATTTGGTGTTTGTAGTTTTGTGGGGTAGTGTGACCTGTGAAGTTGGCGAGTTCGGCGTCGTCCATGAGCAAATAGTCCACCATCATTTCTGTCATCGGGTTCTTGGCAATAACTTCGCCTTCGTAGCTCAAGAAGTCCTCCATGTTCGTATCGAAGAAAGGATGGTTTCGAATCAACTTACCAACTTTGTCGGTGTCCATGACGGCTTCACACTTATAGCTGATGTCCATGTATTTCTTGCCGTCCGAGTAGAGCAAGTCCTTTACAGTAATAGTAACCTTGTAATGGTCGTTGCCTATAGCCGTTGGCGCCCGGTAGTTGAAAGAGGAAGTACGAGTATTGTATGCCATGATTGGTCGTATGATGTACCTTTATCTTAATTACAAAATCATTTCAATTTTTTTATTCGACGTGTTTTATTTTTTCTACGTTTTTTATATTTACGGGTACCTCCCTCCAATAAATTTTTAATAAAAATGGTAGGTGAACCTGTAGTGTCAAAATATCTGTTTATAACATTCAATACAACATCATGGTCAAACTTATTTACAGCTTTGAATGGTGGATTGTCTAATGACATAGGTGGATTGTCATTACACCCAAAATTTTTTATGATTAAACGTCCACCTTCTTTGAGTATCGTGAGTATGGCTAAAAAATCAATATTATGCAAAGGACATGTGTTTAACATAACTACATCGTAAAAATTTGTATGTGCATCCATAAATTCAAGTGCTTGTTTATTGGTTCGAATGAGTGGAAAATTATAATCAGCTGTATCATGCTTTGAATCTCTCCAAACAGTAAGGTCAGTTAAATATTCAATATTTACATGTTTATCTTTAAAATAATGAGAAAAAAATGTGTTGATTTTGTCTATCGTCTTACCTTCATCTTCTATATTGTTACTGGTATCACTTGAACATTTTCCAGTTTTTCGTTGACACATCACTAATACGTTTATTTCTGATTCAGGTAATTGTTCAACTGCTGCCATATATTAATGGATTATTTAAAAATTGAATTGAATATAATTAATATAATTAATATATTAAAAATGAATACGCCCTACGATGAACTTATTCCTGGAAAGATATATTACATATACCAGCCATCCACAAAATACCTGAGTCATAATTTTTATAGAGGAGAATTTGTTGAAAAAAATGAGTTTGGTATTTTTGACATTCCAGTTGCATTATTTTTCAATGTATCAGGCCTCAAGCCTTTAGAATATTTGGGCGAAGGAAACTTTGGTATAAGAGAAATATATTATGAAGTAGACAAAATAAAAGAAAATTCTAAAAAGGCAAGACAACAAATGGAGAAAAGAGCACTAGATATGATATTAAAAAGTATTTTAAATGAAGATTTTTTATGGTTATAATTACATTATTATCTTTTCATTTTTAATCTGTAAAATTAA